CGATGGCACAGCACTTGCCATCCCAACCGCAGCCGCCGAACTACCCCTCGGAGAAATCGTCCAATCCATCTACGGCTACCTCGGCTACATCATCCTGGGTACGACCACAGGATTCCGTTTCTGCTCGTCGGACACCGACGGCAACCTCACCGTCGGACCACTCGTACAAACAGGTGCAGCAGTCGGAGCGATGGCAGGCATCGGTCAATACGTCTACTTCTCATGGTCCAACTTTGACTCCACCTCCACAGGCATCGGACGCATGGACATCTCCGTATTCATCTCCCCGAACCAGCCGGCATACGCAACCGATCTGATGGCCACCGCACAAGGTACGGTGCAGTCAATCCACGAGTTCCAAAACAAGCCACTATTCACCGTCTCAGGTGTCGGCGTGTTCACACCCCACGCCACGAACCTGGTCGCCTCTGGCTATCTACGATCAGGTATCTACCGTTGGGGTGTACCGGACGCCAAGTTCATCCCCAAACTTGACTTGCGTTGCTTGCCGTTGAAGGGTTCGGTCACCATGTCGGTGGCATCAGACGGCGGAGACTTCTTTGACTTCGCCACCCTGACTACGGCGAATGTGAAGGAAAAGACGTTTGACGGGTTGGAAGACAAGGTGTTCGAAGCCGAAATCAAAGTGACCCTCAACCGTGACGCCGTAACCAGCACCGGTCCAACCCTTACCCGTTGGATGGCTCGCGCCTATGCCGCCCCGCTACGATCCCAAATCTTCTCCGTCCCCCTCATCATGCACCACAGGCTGTCTATCAACGGACGGGAATACTGGCAGGATGTGGACCGTGAACTCGGCTATTTGCGTGACTTGGTGGAGAACCCTCGGGTGGTGACCTATCAGGAGAACGAGGAGACGTTTGCTGTGGTGGTTGAGAATGTGCAGATGCGGATAGCCCAGTTGGTGAACGCCCATCGGACGAACGATTTTGAGGGGACGGCTATTGTGGTTATGCGTAGTGTAAGATAGGACAACATGCCAGCAGTAACTCGCAGACAGTACAAGGGCGCGGCGGCGCAGACGACGATCACGAACGCTTTGGCGTCTGGTGACACGTCGGCTACGTTGGCTGCGACTACAGGCTGGCCTTCAACGGCAGCCGTCCCTTTCTATGTTGTCATCAGTCCTGGGACTGCGAGCGAGGAGAAGTGCAGCGCCACGATCTCCGGTTCCGTGTTGACTTTGACTCGTGCGCAGGATGATACGACTGCTCAGAGTCATGCGTCGGGTGCGACGATTTATCCGGTGTTCTCGGCGGATGATGCTGATGAGGCGAATAAACTTGCTTCGACGTTGACGACTCGTGGTGATTTGTTGACGATGGGTGCGGGTCCTGATTTTGCTCGTATTGGTATTGGGGCTTCGGGTCGGGTGTTGAAGTCGGATGGTACGGATGCGGCTTGGGCTGTTGACCCTGCTTCTGATTTGGTTACGACTAAGGGTGATTTGTTGGTTGGTACGGCTGCTGATACGTTGGCTCGTCTGCCTGTTGGCATCAACGGGTATCGAGTTACGGCTGCTTCTGCCGAAACGGGTGGTTTGAAGTATGACATGCCTTCGGTGCCTGTTGCGGCTGATGCCAGTGCAAGAGACGCACTTTTTGGTGGTGCGGGGGAAAAAGTTTTGGCGGAAGGCCAACTTGTTTATTTGAGCGATTTGAACGTTGTGCAGTATTACGATGGCGCAGCGTGGGCAACGGTCGGCCCACAAACGCTAAGCAGCGGACTCAACTACATCACTGGAGCATCATTCAGTGCAGTTACGAGCGTCAGTTTTCCTAACAACACATTTACCAGCACCTATCGCAATTACCGAGTTTTTTTTGAACTAACTGCTGCTAGTAGTACGACCTCAATTACTGCCCGTTTTCGAGCGTCGGGAACTGATAAAACCGATAGCAACTATTGGCAAGGATCACCCGGAAGTACATCGGCAGGCGCGGCAACAGACGCTGGCGACGCGCTAACCAACGCATGGTCATTGCCAACAGTAGACGCAACGTTTACCGTTTACGCGTTGTCGTTTGATGTTATTTGTCCACAAGTAACAACGACGAACAAATTTCTTTTAGGTAACATGTTTTTCTATGACAACTCAATCGTTGCCGGTAGGTCATTCAACGCCAGAAAATTCGAGAGTCCTGGCGTAGCGATTGACAGTATGTCATTTATCAAAACATCAGGAAATTTCACCGGCATCTATCGTGTCTACGGTTACTCGGATTCGTGAGGTAAAACATGACAAAGCCACTTATCCAAATCGGCGACGAAGTACGAGAAATGACTGACGCAGAGCACGACCAATGGCAGGCCGACGCTAAGGCTCAAGCGCAATACGCTGTTCAAGTAGCTGCCAAGGCTGACGCACATGCATCAGCATTAGCAAAACTTTCTGCATTGGGATTGACCGAAGCCGAGATAGCGGCAATCATCAAAGGATGAAGCGGGCGCTGATTGCGCTTCCCGCCATTGTGTTTGCGTTCTGGCCTATCCAGGCGCAAGCTGAACCACAGCCCGGTCTGAACGCTGTCGGTTACACCTTCCAGCCGACAGGCATACCTCAACGAACCGATGACCTCTACCCGGTGTGCGGATCGGAGGTGGAGAACAACATCAACCGCAACTTCAACGGCGAACCATTCCAAGACTGCGGCTACGACCTCTTTATGATTCACTACACAGGATTCATCACCCTCCCCGAACACGACACGATTCAGTTCATGGTCGCAGCCGACGACGGCGGCACCATCGAGATTGCAGATACAGAGTTCGGCACATGGAACGTGAAAGGCTGCTCATGGAGCCAACAAATCACATTGGAGCTTGGCGCCGGCACGTATCCGTTAGACGGCTGGTTCTTTGAATGGGGTGGCGGAACCTGCTACATGCTTGCTTGGAACATTGACAACGAAGGTTGGGCCATCGTCCCTGATGAGGCGTTCACTCAAACCTCCACCCCACCAACCACCACGACGACGACTGTTCCTGAGACGACCGTACCTGAGACGACTGTTCCTGAGACGACTGTTCCTGAGACGACTACGACTGAGCCTGTTACCACGACCACAGAGTTGGTTACGACAACCACCGAACAAACCACGACCACAACTACGACAACAACTACGACGACGACTGTTTATGTGCCGCCAGCAACCACCACCACAGAACCCGAACCAGAACCCGAGCCGGAACCCGAGCCAGAACCCGAGCCAGAAACTACAACGACTACGGAACCTGTCGAGGAGGAAGCGCCTCCCCCTGACAGCACGCCTCCTCAGCCAGAAGACGACGAGCCACAGGACTCAACTCCTGAGACTCCTCCGACAACCGAGCCTGAAATGCCTCAACCCGAAACAACGCTAGAAACAGAAACGACACCAGAAGAAACATTCCCAGAACCGGAAACAGAAGAAGAATCATCAGAGTCAACCATACCCGAGGAGCCGACATCGGAGCAGGCAGCAACCCTAGCCAGCAGCCCAGAGGTACTTGCCACGATCAGCAGTGAGGAAGCCGAAGCAATCTTTGAAGCCCTTGACCTCGGCGCGTTGGACGAGACACAGGTGGCGGAACTGGTAGCCGCAGTCCAAGACGCCCCCACCGAAGTCAGAGAAGCGTTCGAGGAGAAGGTAGACATCTTCAAAGAAGGACTGGATGACTATATTCCGACAGGCTCCAACATCCCCGTCGGAGAACGTCGCGCCCTCATCGCCATCGGCGCAGCCATCACCGCCGCAGGAGCGACTAGGATACGCCGATAATGAAACGCATACTTGACTACATCACCGAAAACTCGTGGACCCTCGCCGGCACAGGGCTAGTACTTATTACCCTCTCGGGTCCAACATTGCGTCAAGCTCTCTGGATCACAGGCGTAGCACTGGTGCTACACTCAGTCCTGACCTTCACAGGGGGGAAAGATGACTAACATCATGCTCAAAGCCAACGCAACCGTCGCCAAGTTCCTAGACTTGGGACAACGCCTGTTCTCCCTGTTCCTCGCCAACGCCCTCCCAGCAGTCACCGGTGGCGCCGTGATCGGTGTTTCGGTAGCCAAGTCTGCCCTCCTCGCAGGGTTCATGGCCGTAGTACAGGTCATCCAAAAGCTTGCCTCCGCCTCAACTGACGGAGAGTTGACCAGTGAAGAAATCCAAGAGGCGTTCGGGAAGAAGTAATGCCCGACAAATATCCGGTAGTCAAAGTACAACTGTGTTCTCACCTGAAAGGGGTAAAACCTGGTGAACTCGATCCGTCGCTCCTTCGCGGTATTGAAGGCAAAGGCAAACTCCATCATTGTGCGGCTGACGCATACGAAGCAATGGACGCAGCAGCCAACGCCGACGGTATCGACCTCTCCCCAACCAGCCAAGCCGACACGTACCGTTCCCTTGAAACCCAAGAGTACGGCTTCTACCAAAGGTACACAGACAAGCCGAACAAAAAGCTCCTCAAGCAAACGCCGCGCATCTACAAAAACAAAGCGTGGTACCTCAAAAAAGGCGTAGCACCAATGGCGGTCCCAGGGACCTCCAACCATAACCTTGGTATTGCTGTTGATATTGCTAACGCCAGCGGCAAACGCTTGGAGTGGCTGCTCAAACACGCACAGTCATTCGGTTTCTCATGGGAAGTCCAGTCCGAGCCGTGGCATCTGCGTTATGTCACCGGTGACAATGCCCCTACACGTGTCAAAGAGTGGCTAGCAAACAAGCCTGCTGAGGCATAGTGGACGGGGGTTGGGCGCTTGTCCTTGCTGCTGTCGTGACGGCGGTCGGCGGGATTATCGTCGCAGTCCTCCAACAATTCAAGAAGGAAAACCATACCGACCACCAGATCGTTGTCGGCCTGTTGCAGGTGCTACGCAAGTCCCAGATGCGAGTCGAAGACAAAGTGGACCGAGTTGACGAACGGCTCACCAGCCACCTAGATTCACATGCCTCGGAGGGGATACTTGACAATGGGCGAACAGTTCACCAAAATGGAGTTGAAGCAACTAGCAAAGTTTCTTAGGAAGGTTTATCCAGGCGTCGGAGATCAAGACGAGCTGTGGAACCTGATTGAGAAAACCGAACAACTCACAAAGGGGAAACATGGAACCAGCAACCGCAGGCGCGGAGATCATAAGTGAGGCATACAACCTCATCACCGGTCAACGCCAAAACGATTACGACCACCCGTTAGAGGACTACTCACGCACAGTAGACATCTTCCGTGCCATCACAGGAATCAACCTGAGTGCGGAAGAAGGCATCATGTTCATGGTGTCAATGAAACTGTCTCGTCTGGCGAACGAGTTGATAAACGAACTGAACGTCCCCGACAACACACGGGACGCCATCGGCTACCTCGGCTGCCTGAACATGGTGCGCAGAAAGCAGCGCGAAGAACAGTCAGAGATTGACCGAGTGTTCGACCAGTTACATAAGCATTACAAGACAGGAGATTCAACATGGGGATGATGGACGAACTGATGGGTGAAGTCAACACCCCTCGCCGCAACAAGTGGTCAGAAATACAAGAGAAACTTGACAAGAAAGACTTCGACGAGTTCTGCGAAGCGTTACAAGAACCAAAGATCAGTCAAGCATCGTTGCGTAGGGCGCTCGCCAAACGCGGTGTCCACATCGGCACCGGCACCATCAGCGAACTGCGACGCGACTACCTTCGTCAGTTGGCCAGCCGATGAGTTTCAAAGACGAACTATCCGACGACAACGAGGCACTAGCAAAAGCTGACCTCATCAAAGCTCGACGTGAACGAGACGTCGCAACGAAAGAGTTGACCCGCATACGGGAAGAACTTGACGCTGCGAACCGTGCCCTATCCATCGTGTCCTCCGTTGAGCAGACACGCCTGGAACCACCAAAGTGGATGACCCCAGCAAAACCCAAACCATCAGCAGCAACCCTGCTCCTCATGCTCTCAGACACCCACTTTGATGAAGTGGTGAACCCCGATGAGGTGGAAGGGTTGAACGCATACAACCGTGAGATAGCGGTCATGCGTCTCCACAAGTGGGCAACGAACACCGTCAACGTCGCACGCCACTACCTTGCCGGTGTGGACTACGACGGGGTGGTACTCATGTTGGGTGGCGACATCTTCTCTGGAGACATCCACGAAGAACTAGCCCAAACCAACGAGGACACCATGATCTCCTCAGTCCTGTTCTGGTCTGAGCAGGTGGCTGCGGCTGTGGATGTGTTGGCGAACGAGTTCGGCAAAGTCCATGTGCCGGTCGTTGTCGGCAACCACGGGCGCATGTCTCGTAAGCCGCGCATGAAACTTCGAGCCAAAACAAACTTCGATTGGCTGCTCGGCAAAATGGTCGAGAAGCATTTCGCTAAAGACAAACGCGTCACCTTTGACATCCCCGAGGGTACGGATGCGTTGGTGTCTATCTATGAGTGGAACCATCTGCTATCCCACGGTGACCAGGTATCTGGCGGTGGCGGTATCGGTGGTATCTATCCGCCGATCATGCGGATGCGGGCACGCAAAGCCCAACGGTACCTCACCACCGGACAAGATTTTTCGACACTTTGGATCGGACACTGGCACCAATACCTCCCATCCCCACACCTTGTCGTCAACGGCAGCTTGAAGGGTTACGATGAGTATGCGTTCATCAACAACTTCCAGTTTGAGCAACCACAGCAGGCGTTGGCAGTCGTGACACCGAAACACAACATCACGTTCCATGCACCGATCTTTTCTGCTGACCGCAAAAAGGAACGCTGGTAGCCATGTCCTGCCCGTGGTCGCTGGTCGCCGTGCATTGGATAGACGCGTTCGATTCCAGCAACGGTTGGATCAACACCAAGGACTACAAACCTAAAACCCAGCACGTCGTATCGGTCGGTTGGCTATGGCCCGACCTACTCGACGGCTACGTGTCGGTCACTTGTTCGTGGTGTCCTGGTGAAGAACCGGAGTTGGATACGGTGGGTATGGTGACGCACATTCCGCAGGGGATGGTGCAGCGTGTGTCAATCCTTGGTGAGCCTGACTGGAATATTTGACTTTGTGACACCCCACCTGTATGGTGGATAATGTAATCACAACAACCAAAGGGGATAAGCAATGCTCACACAGATAAACAAACCTGCCCACGGTTCAAACGCGTGGCTCGAAGTCAGATGGCGTAACGACAACGGTGAAGCCCGCATCGCAGCCTCAGCTTGCGCAGCAGTCCACGGACAACACCCGTTCATCACCGTCGCAGACCTTGCCAATGAACTGCTCTCCGAGACGCCACCGCAACCCAAAGAGCAGAACTCTGCGATGTTGCGAGGCACCACCCTTGAAGCACCGATCCGTGACTGGGCAGCCCAACTGCTCGGACATCCACTCACCGAACCACAAACCCTCTACTGCTGGGACGAACCAGGCGTACGCCTGATTGCCACCATTGACTCGATGAGCAAAGACGGCAGGGTGTTTGAGCAGAAGACGACGAACAAGATTTGGCGTGGCGAACTGCCCGACTACTGGTATTGGCAGGGCGTACAACAAGCCATCTGCACCGGTGTCTCAGAGATTACGTGGGTCGTGTTTGACTCCACCCTTGACCTGCACTTCCACATTCAGCCGGTGTCAAGCGATGAGAAACAAACCCACATTGAGGCGTGCCGACGATTCCTCGCAGCCATTGACATGGGCATCATGCCCGATGACGCCGTACTTGAATACCGTCACGTGCAAGACCGCCACCCAGAAGGCACAGCCAAGAAAGAAGTCGAACTCCCAATGTCAGCACTCGCCACCATCGAGCGACTGCTACTGGCCAAGGAGCAAATCAAATCTGCGGAAGCGTCAGAGGATGCGTGCAAAGCAGAACTGTGCGAGATTCTGGGCGACGCCGAATACGGCCTCATCCAAGACGAACTCGTGTGCACATGGAAAACGACGCAACGCGAATCGTTCGACTCCAAGAAGTTTCAGAAGGATCACCCAGCGTTGTGGGAAAAGTATCGCAAGTCGTCACCGGTACGCACGTTCAGGGTGTCAGGCAAATGACCACCTACAACAAGGCTTACTATGACACACCCGCAGGTAAAGCTAAACAGAAGCGGGCAAACCAACGACTCCAAACGAAACGCAAACTTGCGTGGCTATGGCTCGCAGAGAACCGTCCAGATGTAATAGAAGAAATCAACAACCAACTGAAAAAGGAGAACAACCAATGAACCTGCAAGACATCCTCACCAACTATGGGGTGCCCGACCCGTCCATCGTCGGCAAACTCCCACGAGGCGGCATCACCCTCGACTTCGTAGGACACGCCGAGATCACCAAGATTCTGATTGAGGTCGACCCGAACTGGTCATGGGAACCGGTGGCATGGACTACCGATGGGCGTCCCGCTATCAACACGGTGAACGGTATGGCTGTGATGTGGGGCAAGCTCACAGTGCTAGGTCAAACCAGGTTGGGTGTCGGCTCAGCCCGCCACGACAAACCAGACCTCGACAAGGAACTCATCGGAGACTTCCTACGCAACGCAGCCATGCGATTCGGCATCAGCCTCAGCCTGTGGTCGAAGTCGGAGTGGGAGGAGCAGGCTGCTACGCCACGCAAACCTGCCGAGCCGAAGCCAGTGTCGCAAGATTTCGTTGCCAAGTTCCGTGAAGCCTGCACCAAGAAAGGGATTGACGCTGACCAGGTAGCCAAAGATGCTGGCGTCAACCTTGACGCAATCACCGACGAGGACGCACCGAAACTGCGGGACGCGTTCAAGCAGGCAGAGCAGAAACCTGCTGACCCTGTGGAGGCGGTGAAGAACGTGTTTGGTGAGCAAGTCAAAGTGATAGCAGAAACCAAACACGAAGGCCCGTACCCGAAGAACCCCAGTGAGCCGGCAACGAAAGCGCAGATCGGTAAGATTCGTGCGCTGCTCAACGCATCAGGTGTCGCATCCTTCACGGAGAAGACTGAGGTGTGTGCCGATCTCATCAACCGTCCTATCAACAAGATGGAACAGATGAATCAGGGTGAGGCGTCGCAAGTGATTGAGATTCTTGATGCGAGGGCGGGATGACTTGCATGTTTGTACTTACGCTTTTGGCTAGTGCTGCGGTCGGAGCCGCCATTAGCCGCATCCTGTGGAGAATGGGGATATGACCGATGAACGCAAAGGGGAATGTCAAGGCAATAAGGACAGATGTACCTTGGACAACTGCCCGCTGTTTGGCACTTTGGGAAGACCCGACCGACGTGGCGTACGCCGCGTACGAGGGTGTGCCGATCCTGCCGCTCGCGGTCGTAGAAATCGGACTAAAGGGGATGCGAAGGCGCGTCGTGCCCGTAAAAAGTTGGGGTTGGGCGGTCACCTTACACGTCACGAGGAGAATTGGGGTGGTGCTTTTCGTACCGAAATCAAAGCCGGCTTACAGATCGGTCCGATTGCTACCCGTTTCTATGCCGCTAAAGCCCAGTCTGATGCGGCGAAGGCGTTGGGCGACATTCGCCCGTTCGTGATGGTAGCGATGCCAGATGGGACAACGAAAGGCATTATTCTCATGGATTTGGATGAGTTCAGTGACCTTGTTAGTCTCATCATCCAGCCATGACACTTCGAGTCATTTCCTACGGTGGCGGAGTTCAGTCAACAGCGATGCTTGCCTTGGCTGCACAAGGCAAACTCCAAGAGGTCATGGGTGGACCGATAGATGCCGTTCTGTTTGCCAACACAGGTGACGACAGCGAACACCCTGACACGTTGAAGTACGTTCGGGAGATAGCCATGCCGTTTGCAAAAGACAACGGCCTGAACCTCATTGAGCTTCACACCACAAAGAACGGTGAACCGACGACGATTTGGAACGAGATAATGAAACCCGATTCCAAACGGATGCTGATACCGGTGTACGGCGACATCAACATGCCGCTGCAACGATCCTGCACGGTTGACTTCAAAATCAAAACAGTAGGTCGGTGGGTCAAAAAGAACGGGGCAAAGAAAGACGATCCCGCCCAGGTTGCCATTGGCATTTCAACCGACGAGATACAACGAGCAGGCAGGGGCGCAGAAGAAAACATGCAGCAACGCGTCTACCCCCTACTTGACCTTGGCATTAGTCGTACGGGCTGTGTCAACGTCATTACCGACTCAGGCATACCTGTTCCCCCAAAATCCTCCTGCTTCTTTTGCCCATTCCACCGTCCATTAGTGTGGGCTGAGTTGCGTCGAGACAGTCCAGAACTGTTTGACAAAGCTCAACAGTTGGAGGATGTGATGATTGCCAAGCAGCAAGCAAGAGGCAAAAACCCTGTGTATCTGACAAAGTTTGGCAAAAGGTTGACGGACGCCATCGCGATTGCGCAAGACACGCTGTTTGACAATGTAGACCCGAACCTTGAACATGGTTGCGATAGCGGACATTGTTTCACGTGAAGCTTTACTTCGGGCGTAACCCCGACGACGGAACCGAAATCGAACAACAAGTCCGAAACTTTGAGGCTGCCACCTGCATCATCGGGATGGCTGCCCTCGTTGCTGCTGCTGGCCCCGAAGGATTCGAGGAGGACGAGTTGGATGCGGTGATGATTGGTGCGTCTCCGGCTGAGGTGACAAGGATGGTGTTGCAAGCGTTGGGTTCGCTGGTAGAAAGGTCTTGGCCAGATCACGAGTGGTCGTGAACTAAGGTAAAGGGGAAATAGATGGAGTGGATTATCCGCCTGTTCGCAGGCTTGACGGCAACGTTCGCCCTTGTGGGCTTTTGGGGGATGTCCGAACCGACCCCTCCTCCACCTACCCCCACCCCTGTAACGACGCTTATAACGCTTCCTATTGCGCCTGAGACGGTACCTACCACCACTTTGCCGATACCGGCAGATGCCCTCTGCCCCCAATGGTGGGCCTTGGCTGTCGAGGCAGGCTGGACACCCGACCTCCTCCCCACCTTGGACTATGTGATGTGGCGCGAGTCCCGATGCCAGCCCGAGGCACACAACACCACCCTCAACCGAGATGGCTCAGCCGACGTCGGCCTCACCCAAATCAACGACCGAAGCTGGTGCAAAGGCACACGCTGGTATCCAGGAGGATACTTGCAAACCGTCGGCGCATTATCTACTGTTGGATGCGAACAACTATTCGACCCATACCTCAACCTCCTCTCAGCGAAAGCCATCTACGACTATGCGCAAACAACCAACGGAAACGGATGGCAACCGTGGAAACTCTAAGTACACGTACATGCAACTGCTAAGCGAATGGGAACTGGCCGACAAACACCAGGACTGGAAAGACGAAGCAGCCTGCTACGGACTCTCAGGCGACCTGTTCTTCCCAGGAGACAACAACCACTACAACCCCGAAGCGTTCACAATCTGCAACCGATGTCCGGTACGTGAACGCTGTCTAGCATTTGCAATGAACAACTACATCGCATACGGTATTTGGGGTGGAATGACCCCACCGGAACGACAACGATACAGAAGAAGCTTGTGCTAATGGCATGGAACGACGAAGTAACCGAGAAACAGTTGCGCATGATTACCGCACTCGAACTGCAACTCGGTCGCATACCATCGCACCGAACAGGGTTCAACCGACGCAAAGCACAAATGCTTATTGACGGATTGCAAGAAGAACTTCGCGCAGTCAACCAGCAAGAACAACGCTGGTGCTGCCCGAACTGCGGAATAGAACTACAACTACCAAACACTCAGGAGATATCATGAGCGACAACCAATCCATTTTCTATGAGGCGTGGATCAGCGATCTGCAACGCGACCTCGACAGTCTGCGAGAAGACAAACGAGAACTGCTACGCAAAGTGGCACAACTTGAACATCTCATCGCGGAATACGGCAATAAACTAACCAACCTCATCCAACAAAGGGGAGATGAATAATGTCAGCAGCAACGTGGTACAAACTCAAAAGCGGCGTATGGGGCGTAAAGATTCGCCACGACGGGCAACCAAACGAACAAATTGAAGTCACAAACAAGAACGGCGAAACCAAAACCGTCTATCTGGTCGGTTGCGCAGCCAAGTTTGATGACGCCCAACTGTGGTCGATTACCGACAACGCACCACAAAACGTGATACCAACCAGGAACATCACGGCATCAGGTCCAAAAACGTTGGACGAAGAACCGTTCTAATGTTCGTCAAACAACACCGCCTTCCGTATCAAGCGTTGGAACGAATGTTCAACGGCGAAATCACGGCAGAAGATTTGGCGGAAGTTGCACAAGTGAACTCCGGAACTATTTGGAACTGGAAAAAACATGGCATCCCCGAACCGCAAGCAGACAAAGTTGCAGTCCGAATGGGACTGCACCCAGCCTCCATTTGGGGAGACGAGTGGTGGGATTTGGCGAACCTGCCTCCACTGCGGGACGGTCGAGAGAGCACTGACACCACTCCCTCAACAGATACATGACACTTGCGGCTGCCCTTGCCACGCGTACCGTATGGGGAAACTGACCTCAGCAGACAACAACTGGAAGAAAAAGAAACCTAAAACGAAGGGGAAATAATGAAAGTGTTATCACTGTTCTCAGGTGTCGGCGGATTTGACCTCGGCTTAGAGGCCGCTGGTATGGAAACGGTGTTCCAATGCGAATGGGACAAACACGCCACCAACATCCTTGAACGCTACTGGCCTGATGTTCCACGATGGGGAGACATCTCCACCCTCACCGGCAAACACATCCTCCAACACGCACCCGTCATTGACGTCGTTGCGTGGGGATCACCATGCCAAGACCTGTCCGTTGCAGGCAAACGGGCAGGCTTAGAAGGCTCACGCTCAGGTCTATTCCATGAAGGTGTACGAATCATCAAAGAACTACGAAAGGAAACCAACAATGAATACCCAAGAATCTCTATTTGGGAAAACGTCTACGGAGCACTCAACTCCAACCGAGGCGCTGACTTTGGGGTCATCCTCGACGAAATGGCTGAAGCAGGGGCGCTGGTCCAAGAATGGCGAGTCCTGGATGCACAATACTTCGGAGTCCCACAACGGCGTCGAAGAGTGTTCCTCATCTCTGTCTTTGATACTGCAACCGCAACACGATGTCCCGACCCGCTACTACCTGTCAGCGAAGGCGTGCAGTGGCATCCTGCGACGAGCCACCAGGCGAGGCAAACAGTTGCCGGTGAGGTTGGAAGCAGCCTTGCAAGCGGTCGTGACATCGCAAACACCATCTCAGCCGAGCTTTACCACAAATCAACCGTCGTAAATCAGGATGTCAACAACGGTCACTTGGTTGTCGGTTCGTTGGCTGCTCGTGACTACAAAGGTGTCGGTAACCAATACGTCAACGAAGGCAAGGTCATCGTTGAACCGTTCACCAAATCGAAGCGGCCTCAAACAGCAACCGATGACGAAACATGGGTCGCAGATCAACCCAACCCGACACTCAACGCCTTCGACCAAGGCGACACACGAGCAACCACCGTCATCGTGGAAGACCCCGTGTTGATGCGTCAACGAGAAGGCAAACCAGGAGGAGGCAAAGGCCCACTTCTCTCCAACGACAAATCATTGACCCTCTCCGGCAGCAACGACCAAACATTATTCACACCAATCGGATTCAGCCACACGCAAGGACTTTCAGCGCAACCATCCGAAGATGCGTGGCCGACACTACGCACCGAAGGCAACGGCATGGCAGTCGCAATCCCCATCCAAGATGGTCGCAACATAGACAAACATCAAAACGGGTTAGGTGTAGCCGACGAAGGCGCACCCTCCTACACCATTGACCAAACCGGTGCACAAGCCGTCGCTTACTCTGTGCGCGAGGATGCAAAAGCCAACACGTTCTCGGCAACCGAACTAGACAAAGCGAACTCGCTGTCGGCTCTACGTCCCAGCCCGCAATCACACCACGCCCAAATGTTCATCGCAGAACACGTCGTCTCACCAAGCCTCACCGCCAGCAACGACCCATCAAGATCACCACAATCAGCCGAAATCACCCAACAAGTCACCGCCATCCACCAAGCCACCATGGCAGTTCGTCGCCTCACCCCACTTGAATGTGAACGACTCATGGGCTGGCCCGATGACTGGACAGCAGGACAATCAGACACCCACCGATACAAACAATGCGGCAACGGCGTAGCCTCACCCGTCGCCCAATGGATCGCGGAACAACTCCTCAAACTATGAAAAAATCTGTGCGCTACGAATGTCCACGTTGCGGCCAAACACTCGTACTGCATGTCCTCCCGTCCGTCCCACCGGTCTGCCAAAATCAGAAAGCCCATGGCTCAACAGCAGTAGAAATGGCGACCCGCCCAAGAAAGAGAGAGTAACTCGGGCAGGCCGCCATCGAAACACTAGCAATCAAATACGTCGTTTACGCAACGGGCGGAACTCCAACCGTGCCACCTCAACGATCTCAACACCTGTCCAACCGTTCCAACTAGCAGCCACTTGTGCGGCCTCCCGTCGCCCCCACAAGTAGGCCAACCGTTTATTCTTCGTGAACGTCTCACCACGCCACCGATACGGTCCGGCCCACCACGCCCCGTCGCGCAACCTCACCACGACAAATACCGTGTCGCGTGGTCGAGGCTGCCTGATCTTATGGGCGAGACGGCGGTAAAGATACCGTCTCATCGACGGCGATGCCACGCACGCCACGCCAGATAGCTCACGGCGAAAGAGCCAACTAACCTTGCGGCCCACACTCCGTAGCCGTCTGTAGGGCTACCGGTAGTGATACCAAGTATGAGGGTGGCGGCGAGAGCGGTAGCCCACGCGTCGGTGAACGTAGTCCTACCGTTCATCGTTGGCCAACACGTTGCGACATAGTTCGGTAGTGGCGTTAAGGTAGCCCCGATTCCATGCTTGCTCGTAGTACCAAAGATCGGACCACGACCAGCCTTCCGTGTTGAGATCGGCGGGTAGTTCATCGAACGGCCCAGGTAGCTCATAGTTGTGGAGTGTGCCGGCTTCGGCGTTGCGTACCCATTCGGTAGCCATGTCGTATTCGGCAGGGTCAAGCTGCCAGTAGTGGTGCGCGGCTTCCACGCCGTAGTCGTACGCCATGCGTTCGATCTGAACGCGGGTCGGTGTGTCGGTGGTTTCCATTAGTTGCCGCCTTCGGTGAAGTAATCGGAATAAACGTTGTCATCGACCATGTTTGGGTTGGCAGTTTCCGTGACGCACACGTACAGGTCGTTGTCAACGCGGCGTACCACTACGGTAAATAGCTCGTCGATGTAGCCTTTGCGTTGTAGGCCGACGCTAATACACTGGCCACCGCCGATCAGCTTGTGTGTTGCTTTCAGTTTCATTAGTTGCCGCCTTCGCCGTTGTCGTCGGTCCAGAACGGTGTTGGCGCGAACTCGCCTTCGTCGGTGAACCGGCGGGTTAGTTCGTGGCACTCGTTGTATGTTTCGATGACGTACTCGGCACTTGTGTACGCTTCGCACTGCTGTCGGGCGTAGCGGTACAGCTTGCCGTTGAGCGTGTCGATCATGTCTTGGGTAGCGTCGTAAAGGTCGCCGTGTTCGATGTATGCCTCGTCGTCGGTTTCCACGCACTCCACTCGGCTGCCGCCGTAGTTGCGGTTGCTGACGCGTGCGTAGGTGACGCCTTCCGGCCACGCCAGGTTGGGCAGGTCGGATCGGTGCAGCTTGCCTTCGATACTTGCGTGGTCGGATTGCGAGTATGAGACGGACCAGAAGATTCGTACGCCGTACTTGTCTTCCAGCTCTTTGCGCCTGAGTACCGTGCCGTCGCTGCCGGTGGCGAGCATCGCAAAGTAGCCTGCAAGGTCTTCGGTCACCATGTCGGCGTCAAGTGATTCCCACGCCTCGTTACTCAACACTTCGAGCGCACGTTTCTGTGCGTCGGGTGGTAGCTCGTCGTAGGTGTAGACGTTGTGGGTTGCTGTTACTTTCATTGGATGTTTCTCCTTGGGTTGGGTTAGCGGTCACCGGAATGGTGGCCGACATTGCTGCCGATACCGTGGCGGGCACGGTATCGGAAATAGAGATGGCAGAACGGGTAGACGGCTGCCATTGCGGTCAGTGTTGCGGTCAATGATCCCGTGGTAGCGGTGACCGGTAGGACGATAAACAGTGCCGTGCCGAACGTCGGCACGATTACCCTCGAAACGGTGAAACCGTGCCGAACCTCATCCCAAACACGCGTCAGGAGGCGCCAGGAGGCGCGAACCGTACCCCGCCCCCCATCTAGGTACCCCCCATTTCGGCGGGTCACGCCTGCCCCCATTCTAACGGGTGAGGTTCGTCCGAGAGCTGCCATGCGTCCGTATTGACGTCACCGCCACATTCGCAACCGCTACCAAAGTGGGGGCCGCCTGCCGTCCATTCGTCCGTCAGACATACGGAGCCGCATGACCGGCAAGGAGCCTCAAACACTAGATCGCCGTCGTCGATGCGTTTCCCGTGCGCATAGAGATAGGTCACAAAGAGACGGAGCGCCTCTGTTTCGCTGTGACCGGAGTATCTTTGCCGTTCGTAGTAAGCGCCAGGCGCCCGCCCGTCACCCACCAAGGCCGATAGCTCAAGGTCCCCACTTGGGAACAGTGTTTCTACGCTAATCACTTTCTACCTCCTACTAGTTGGGATTCGATTCGATCTCCGCCGTTTATGTCTCCGCAATAGTGGCACGCCGTCCACGAGAAGTGGGGTTCGGTTTCGCCGGTTGGGTACGGTTCGGCTCCATCATTGGCTACTAGGGCGGCCTCGTATCGTTGCGGGTGACCGTTGGAGTAGTCCACGGCGTCGGGTTCGTACCCGTTCGCCCCTCGCATTGCGCAATCGACGCAAACATTGAGCGTAGACATCACCAGACTCCTACGGTTCGTGGGCCGTTATCTGTTGGAACGTTGAGGCTCACGACATAGCCGCGAGGATCGCCGTACAGTACTACGGAAATGCTCCCGTGATCCGTTTCTGGTAGCGCGTTGGTGAGCTTTCGTAGACGTTCTTCGATCTGTTCCGTTCGTTTCTCAATCCATGCGCTATTCGCGTTGACCCATTCGCCGGAGTGGATTCCGTCCCCGCATTCCATCTCATAGAGACGGCGTAGGGTTCGTGAATGTCGGGCGATGAGGCTGCATAGCCGCATGGTTTCGTATGTCAGTCCGACATACCTTGACAGGGTTCGGGATAGCTCCCGTCCGTTATTGGTAATCATTGCTTTCTCTCTCTTTCTTTGGGTTGGTGGGGTTGCCCCCACATTGATGATAACACTATCGGCGGGGGATGTTGAGCATCCAACGAACCGCCGAACCGATCTGGCTGCCGAACGTTTGGCGTCGGCCCTGAGCATCCCATAGAACATAGAGCGCCCATAGCATCACCATGGCAACGGCGCCGACGGTCACCAGGAAACGAACCGCAAGGGTCACCATCTCCATGACCCCGCTTCCGTGCCGGCATCGTCGATGAGGAGCATACGCGCATTGCGTCCACTCCATTCGGCCTCCGTGGGCATACCGTCGTCGTCGGTCGATGACGGTTCGCTAATCTCCAACCCGATGCGGTTCAGAAGATCCGTTACCTCGCCGTCGGTCAAGGGGCGAGAGGTACGAAACGTTACAGATAGTTCGTAGTTCATCCTTGCACCTCCTCCCATACCCAACCCTCAACCGTCCAAGTACCATCAGGCAGCTCCTCCCAACCCGCCAGATGGGAGGGGATTCCGTCGTAGTCATCGTTTGGGGTATCCCAACCCAACCGAACACACTCCGCCAAGATCCGTTGCCGTTCTTCGGCAGGAAAGACCGGTTGGGCGTAGCCGTTGATGTGGAGGGGAACCGATAACGCCGTAGCGAATAGCTGCCCGTTGATAGTTAGCCTCATTCTCTCTCTCTCTTTCTGTCAGCTCCTTGCTGACATCATCAAAGATACGGCATACCGTTATCGGATGCAAGGACAGTTGCAAAAAGTAACACGATCGCAACACACCCAACCTACCCGCGAGTAACATAGGCGGAGGCAACCGCTAACTACCGAACCCAAAGTGCTAGCAATAGTTAGCAGTACTTTAGTACTAGTGGTTGCGTGACTACTCTCCGTAGCCGGTCACTCTCCGTGGCCGCAACCACAGAGCGTGGCGATCACCAAACACGCGTTCGCCCAAACAAACGTTCGCGCCACGGGGGGTCTGCCCACGCACCCGCCTACCCATATACGTATTAGGTGTTTTCTGTGTGGTCATTTTTGTGGTTGGGTCACGGGGCGCGTGAGGTTGGGCTACCTGGTGGCGCCGTGTATGCACAGAGGGAGGTGGGGGTGGGAGGGGGTGTGTTGGTTATCTTTTGTGCTGCGCCTGGTCGCGCCTGTTCTCGAGGTCGTGTGAGCATCAGTGGTAGCAACCGAACGTATGTGAGGGCGCTAGGACAACGAGCGTATGCGAGGCGTCAGGCTTTTCTTTAGCCCCCCCAAGTTCTGTTTTACGCCTGAACCCGTCTGTCTTGATACCGAAAGAAGGCGACCACCATCGGTCCCCTTTTCAGGCCACTCATCCCGTGCGATCTAACCATGCTGCCCTCACCGATAGTTGTGGTGAGGAGGAATGTAATCGTTTAGGGTCCGTATTCTTTGGGTGTTGTGCGCGTCTCTCGACGTGGCGGTGTTGAGTGTAGCAGGTGCCGGTCGACGCCAACAACCCGTCGCACAACCCATATGCGATCAACGCCGACCGGCAGCGTGTATGCTAGCAGGCACAATGGCTAAAGCAATCAAGCGTGGTGATTCTTCAAACGATTGGGGCGGCTACGGATCAAAAGCTGCGTACATCAACGCAATCGCATCAGGACAAGTGAAGCGTTCCGAGATGGGTGTTGGTGGTGTAAAAAGTTTGTTTGTAAAAGCCATAAGTTCGGTATTGAAAACGCCGCCTGTCAAGAACGCTATTCGTAATATCGGTGATGATGTTGCTGACGATCTTGTTCGCGGTTTGGGCAAAGCACCGAGCGCTACCGGAAAGACTGTTCGTGTGTCGAAACAAGCTGATGTGTATACGCCGCAGGGCGTATTCAAAGGCAAAGATGTGTTTGTGAAGAAACCTGATTTGACTGCTAAACAAATTGAAGGAATTGCAAAAGCTCAGGCCACAAGGCAAGCGAATGATTGGGCGCGACTTTCAAGTGCTGGTCGTAGGGGTGCTGCGGCTGGTGGGATTGGTGGCGCTGCTGGTCTATATGCTGCGCAAAAGGGTGTCGGTTACGTGAAGGATGCTGTATCGACTGCAAAGAAGCGCGCTCGCGGAGGCGGGAAGAACAAGAAGTAATGCCTGCTGGTCGTTCGGGGAGACGGCAAATCCCGCCACAAGACGTAGCCCGCTACTGGCAATCCAGAGCATCAGGGATGAGTATTCAGGATGCGGCGAAAATTGCTGGCATCCACCCCAACACCGCATCACAGTGGGAAGCAAAACGACGTAAAGCTACTGCCGAAATCAAACTTGCTGAAGTAGAAGTCGGGCAGGTTCGCAAAAAGCAGGGTGGTGTGCAGAATGATGCGTGGAAACATGCGATGGATGTCGCTGATCTGCCACCTGTTATCCCTTATGAGCGTCTTAGTCCAGAGGCGCAGCGTGGTTGGGATGATTTTGATTACTTTCGTCGACGATACTTGGGGCGTGTTCCGTCCCCGTGGCAGGTAGATGCCGCGTACAAGATTGTGCAAATGTTGGAATCACCGGAGAAAGAGTTCATTTGCATCAACTGTCCCCCAGGAGCAGGCAAATCGACACTGTTCCACGACTTCGCATGCTGGATGATTGTACGGAATCGCAAGATTCGTGTGCTAATTGGCTCGGCTACGCAAACGTTGGCGAAGATGTACTCGCGTCGTATTCGTGAAACGTTGGAACGACCATTTCCTCTCAGCCCTGATCCGATTCTTGTGGAGAAAGGGTTGGCGCTCAACGCCGAAGGCTGCCTCTCTATCGACTATGGGCGTTTCAAACCGTCATCAAGTGGTGCGTTGTGGCGTGCTGAGGAGTTCATCGTTGAACAAGAAGACTTATCTGGTTTGGATAACAAAGAACCTACGGTGTCGTCGTATGGTATTGACTCAGAGTTCATCGGTCATCGTGCTGACCTCTGTTTGTTCGACGACGTGGCAACCCCAGAGAACGCCAAAGAGTCCGTTGCCCGCGACAAACTTTTGGAACGGTGGGATACCGTCGCTGAGGCACGCGTCGACCCAGGTGGCTTGTTGGCTGTCATCGGGCAGCGTCTCGGGCCAGGTGATCTCTACGCCCACTGTTTGTCCAAAGTGACTTACGAGGAGGACCCTGACGCGTACGACGGGTCCGACGTCACCGACATTTCCGACGTCAAAGAACCAGAAAAAAAATCCAAGTACACCCATTTCATCTACAAGGCTTACTACGACGAACTGGACACCGGCAGAGAATCTCGTAAGACTACGGCACCACCATGGCCCAACGGACCACTCCTCGACCCATACCGCCTGTCATGGAAAGACCTCTCGTACCTGAAACATTCAACGCCCGCAAAGTTCCAAGTCATCTACCAGCAAGAAGACATGGCACAAGGCCAATACCTGATTGAACGCGTCTGGGCAACAGGCGGCATGGGCAACGACGGCGTACTGTACCCAGGGTGCATTGACGGTGACCGCAAAGCCGGCTACATCCCAGGCGGCCTAGAACCCCCAATCATCTCAATTGCATCCGTAGACCCCAGCCCCACAAACTTTTGGGCAGTCCAATGGTGGCTATTCCAACCCAACACCAACCTGCGCTACCTGATAGACGTTGAACGAACCAAGTTGACTGCTGAGGAGCTACTTGGTTTTGATACGTCCAGCCGACAGTACGGCGGAATAATGGAGGTTTGGCAGAACAGGTCGTTCGAGATGGGCTACCCGATCTCCCATTGGATTGTGGAAGTCAACGCCGCCCAACGCTTCCTGTTGGCTCACGACTTCGTTCGCAAGTGGCAAGCCCTTCACGGTGTCATGGTTGTTCCTCATACGACCTCCCGCAACAAACTAGACGAAAACCTAGGTGTCGAAGCACTACTGCCACCCCTGTGGAGAGCAGGGCAGGTACGGTTGCCGACGATGAGAGAAAACTGGAAGACGCTCGCGTTCATTGAGGAAATGTCCAGTTGGACTCGCAACAAAAAGAACGGCACCGACCTCGTAATGGCACACTGGTTCGCAGAACTCCACATGCCTCAACTCGGTCCGGTGAAGCGTCCACCACGCATGTGGCGCCCAACCTGGATATGATTTGCTATCGTATTGGAGACTGTGCGCTCACTAGACGAAATCGTTGAACTCTACCACCAGCGCCGGCTCGCGGCTGGACCTGTACATGAGCAGATGCGTCGCGTACGCGACCTCGCCAACGGTGACGTCGTAGTACCACTCAACGAGTTAGACCGCAACGCCAAAACTAACGTCGCCAACCTGCTCGTGCAGGGCTTGGATCAGATGTCGATGCGTGTATCGTCCACGATGCCATCACCGTTCTTCCCTCCGGTGAAGGAAGGTTCGGAGAACGCCAAGAAGTATGCGCGTATGCGCAAGAAAGCATTGCTGTCGTTCTGGGATGAGAACAAGATGCAGATGAAACTGCGTCGCCGCGCACGACACCTTCTCGCCTACTCATCCTCCCCAGTCTTCATCAAACCAGACTTCGCCACCCTCACCCCAAAATGGGTCGTACGCAACCCGTTGGACACGTTCGCTGCCCCAATGGAAGACGATGACGTTGTACCAGAAAACTGCATCTTCACTTCACGCGTCACCGCATCATGGCTTCTCAAAAACTATGGGCCACTCGTCTCAGACCAGTTACGTTTCGGTCGCGTTGACTCCGACTCCCGCTACACACTCCTCGAATACGTATGCGGAGACTCCATGCAACTCATCGTCTTGGGTGCCGAAGACAACCCCGAGCTGTCACAGTCTGAGCGTGCAGGTTTGGAAGCAATCCTTCTCGAAGCAATCCCGAATCGCACCGGTATGCCACTCGCAGTCGTACCACAACGCATCACCCTCGATAAACCACGCGGCCAATTCGACGGCGTACTCGGCATGTACTACACGCGTGCCCGCCTCCAAGCATTGACCGAAATTGCTATTGAGCGCGGCATCTTCCCTGAAGAATATTTGGTTGCACGCCCAGGAGAAAACCCTGAGATCATGCAACTTGCCGACGGCAAAGCCGGCATCCTTGGTGTTGTCAAAGGTGGCGACATCCAGCAGTTGCAACTAAATCCTGGTTACAAAACCGACACAGCCCTTGACCGTTTGGAACGCCAAGAACGTCTTGAAGGCGCGATACCCGCAGAGTTCGGTGGCGAGTCCGCAACCAACATCCGAACCGGACGCCGAGGCGAAGCCGTTCTTTCTGCGACCGTGGATTACCGTGTACAAGAAGCACAAGAAACCTTCGCCAACTCGTTACTCCACGAAGATAAAATCGCCATCGCACTCGAAAAAGCGTATTGGGGTGAACAACCAAAAACATTCTTCTTGAGTGGTCGTACGACACAAGGCCAAGAGTCCTACACGCCGAACAAAGTGTGGCAAACCGACTTCCACTACGTCGCATATTCGGCAGCAGGCTCGGATGTGAACTCGCTCATCATCGGACTTGGACAACGTTTGGGTGTCGGTTTGATGTCAAAAGAATCTGCCCGCGAAGCCGACCCACTCATCTCCGACCCCGACTTGGAGCATGATCGCATCATCGCAGAAGGCGTCGAAGCCGCACTCCTGCAATCCATCCAACAGCAGGCAGCCAACCCTGAAGGCCCATACCAGCCAGACGACCTCGCCTACCTCACCCGCCTCGTCGTAGAACAAGACGTCCCACTATTCGACGCGGTACGTCGCACCGATGAACGGGCACGCGAACGACAAGCACAAGCGATGCCAGCAGGCTCACCAGAAACCATGCCAGGACTAGCAATGCCAGGTATGGGCGCTGAAGCACCCGCAGCCGGACCAGCAGGCCCGCCACCGATCGAGGCACTACTCGCACAACTGGGGGCATAAATGAGCGACACTGCATACAACGAAGGTCCAGCAATGATGGCTGCCCGAGGACAAACCTACGGCAAACGTAAACAGCAAGAGGACGCACAACGCGCCGTGCCGATGCGCCAAGCACCAACTGATATCGCCGCACAACAAACACCTCGACCTACACCGATGGCACCAGGAATGTTTACTCGACCAACCGAACGCCCACAAGAACCAATTACTGCTGGCGCACCATTCGGACCTGGAATCGGCCCAGAAGCAGCAGGAATCCTGCCAGCAGTACCAACCGACCGAGATGTCCTTTCAACGTTGCAATATTTGAACCAGATGTATCCAAATAGCGACCTCCAAAACCTCATTGACGATTTGATGATGGGGGGCTGATGCCTCAGCTCGACCCAAAAGAAGAACAAATTATTTTCAACACGTTGCGTGATGAACAGTCGCGCATCGAGAAAATGTCAGTAATTGCATCACCGCAACTATCTGCACGTGTCGGTTCCATTTATCGCAAAAATCCTGCAATGCCAGCAGGTGTCGTTCTCGCATCAGCACAAGCAGGTCTACCTGATGAAATCATTGACCAGACCGGCAACCAGTTCGCAGAACAAAAAATCCGTGACGCCGAACTCGGTAAACCAAAGAAGTCAAAAAACTGGTTTCAACGAAACGTATACGACAAGTTCAAGACTGCATCCCGTTACCTGTTTGCAGGTTTGGAACTACCAGTACAAACCATTCAAGGTGGAGCAGCGCAACTTTTCGCCGACAACCCCGACGGCATCGACGGATGGTTCGCATCAACCGATCTCGGTTCGCTCATCAAAAACGACGAATTGGCAGGCGATGGATTCTTCCTTGGTGGAGAAGCAAAGACGTTGCAACAGCAACGCGTTGAGGCGTATCGAGGCAAGACCACAGGCGGCCAAGCATGGACCATCGGGCGCGGCTTGGCGGGCGCAGTTTCAACTGAAGACAGCCTCGCTTACAACTTGATGTCGGGTTTGGTTGACGGCGCTATAGCCATCAGCGTTCCCGTATTGCCTGGATTCAAGCAGGCTGCTGGCGCAGTAAAAGCCGCTGAGGAAGCAGGCAAGGGCGGCAAGTTTATTCGCGGTGCGGATATTGCGTTTGACACCATCCGCGGCAAAGGCACCGCAATTCGAATGTCGGAAATGACAGGAGAACAACTAAAGGCTTTGCGTTTGGAAGCAGGCCTGAACGGTCAAACCATTGACGCTGCGGTAGCGAACAAATGGATGGGCACCGAAAAGTATCGCACGATCCGTGAACGGATTGTGAACGCCAACAGTATTGACGAAGTACGCAAATTGGTCGGAGACAAAGTGTATGTTTCTACGGCTCAACGTCTGCGTGACGCCACAAGCCCAGAAGCAGTAGACGAGGTGATGGCTGACATTTTGGGTGTCGCCCAACAGGGTTTGACACGCAGCATCATGCCAGGGACACGACGATTCTCTGTAAGCAATGCGCGTCGCGTAAAAGTTATTGACAGTCTTGTTGGCGCATTTGAGGACACCAAAGTTGGCCGTATCGCTTCACGTGCTTTCGAAATGCGTCCGATGCAAAACGTTATTGACTGGAGTTCAGAAAACGAAGGCGACGTATTGCGTACCGTCAATGACATTGACCGTTGGCTCAAAGCCGCACTTGTCAAAGACACCGCAGAAACGGTGGTGCGCAATGGGGAAGAAATCATTATGCCTGGTCGTGTTGAGTTTTTGGATCAGGTAGTCAACGCACTGTCCGGACCAAATGCAACCCGCACCGCCCGCAAGAAAGCAGCGGAACGCTTTCAGGAAATAATGAAAGAAGCGATGATTCGTACCGGCAAGAACGATGCCGAAGTTGTTTCAGCGGTCTTTGATTATCAAAAGGGTTGGGCTAAACGCACAAGCAACTGGCACACCGGCATGAACGCAACCGTTGACGATGGCGGCATGTTCATGGGTGTTCACGGCGACAAAACCGTTGCCCAAGGTGTGTTGGGTGGCCCGATGATGCAATCGGAACTTGCCGACATCGTGATGGAAATGCCAGACGTTGACCAAGTTCGCGCCCTCACGGGTCGCATGAACCGCGTGTGGCGCAAACGTCCAACCGCAGCAGGCATAGATGCTTATGAAGATGACAACATTCGTAGGCTCGCAGAAGCAGGACGCTTGCGCTTGCCATTGGCGTTCGTGCGCAACGTCCAAGAAAACGTTTTCAGAAAAATTGTGCTTGCCACCGGCGGATACGCCGTGCGCAACATCATGGAAGGCCAAATCAGTCTTGCGTTGTCACAGCGACCCGTAACCAGCATCTTGCGTCACCCACTACAACACATGCAATGGATTGCCCACGATTTTGCGGCAGGTCGCCTCGGTCGACTTGGCATCGGTGACATCATGGGAGAACAGTGGACCGATGATGTGGCTATTGCCGGTATGGAAAAATATCGTCGTGCTACTGACCAAGCAGTCAGTTCGCACTACAAAGACCCGACCTACATTCTGCGTCGCGGTCAGCGAACCGGCGATTTCAAAACTGTACGCCGCGGAGTAGACGAAAAGGCAGCCATCGTTTCAGCGCACGCCGACCAAGTAGGCAGAATGAACGCTGACGTCGTAATGCGTCAACTCTCAGGTGGAATGAGCGATGACGAACTGATTGACTTCATTCGCAACACCGACGAAGGCAAAGCTTGGTTCCGTGACCAACAGGACTACCACATCAACGGACGCCACGTATTTGATACCAGCGGCGCAACCCCACGATGGGCAGGGACACAAAGTGTTGACCTGAACGACGAACACAACTTGCGCATGTTGCTCCAGTCCTATCGCAACCGCTACAACTTGGTGGTCGGCTCACACGACAACGTTCGCATAGCCGTCCAAACCGGTTTGTTGGAACCGCGCACACTCACACTGGATGAAATCAAGGCAAACGGACTCAGCCCGCAAGACGCCGGAACCGTCAAACAAATCTCCATCGGCAATCGCGTTATCGACGTTCGAGTAGATGCCGATGATTACACCATCGTTCGCCCGTTTGCTTTCCGCAACGGCGAAATGACACCAGACCTCGAAGACCTATTGGGACGTACCGGACCGAACGGTATTTTTGATGACGCCAACCTTGCACAAGAAATGGTCTACGAGGCACGAGTCGCACAACGACTTGGAAGACGCGGAATCAACGAAGTGTGGGACGACACCATGGATCGTTTCTTCGGGTTTATTGCTGGTAAACCAATCAAGTTTTTGGAACGCTCACCCGCATTTCGTCAACGCTATTACTCATGGGCGATAGATGAAATGGTTACCTCATTGTCGCCAGCTGACCTTGATGCAATGATTCTTCGAGTTGAAGAAGCAGCCAAAGCTGCCGGCGTGACGCCCTCGCAATATGTAGGTGACCACACGCAATTCACCGATATTGCTCGCAGGCTGTTTGGCAAAGACCAGAAACCTGGTGACAGGTGGCAACGCATTTTGGATTTGCAACAGAACCCGTCACGTCTAAAGGGAACTTTGACGTTGGAAGAAATTGACGAGTTCGCCAAAGGTCAAGCACTTGATGACCTTTCGCGCATGGTCTACGACGCCACAGAACGCTCAAACCTTGTTGACGTAGGCAGGTTCTTGGTGCCGTTTGGTCAGGCGCAAGTCGAGTTCTTCCGTCGAATCAGCCGCATCTACACCGTTGAAACAGGCGGCGTTCCGCTGCCCAATCTGTCGGCATTGCGCAAAACGCAGTTGATTGTTGAGAATGGCAGGGAAGCCGACCCTGATGGCAATGGACGCGGATTCTTTTTCACCGATGCACAAACCGGCGAATGGTCCTTTACTTACCCATTCACCGACAAACTGACACATCTTGCGACTGGCGCATTGGGTGGCGGCCCAGGAATCAAATCCACTTTCCAAGCACCGGTCAAAGGCGCGTTGATGGGGTTGGATGTGCGACCTGGACTCGGACCGTTTGCGCAGATTGGCGCCACCGTCATGCTGCGCGACCAACCAACGTACGACTGGGCACGCTCACTGTTCCTCCCTTATGGCGAACTCGACATCGCAGGCAACAAGGGCATCGGCGGAACAGTCATCGACGCCCTCACCCCGGCATACGCAAAGAAAATACAGTCAGCGTTCTTTGATAGCCCAGAATCACAAACCACCTACGGCAACACCTACTTTGAGGTCTACCAAGCCCTTGCCGCCAGCGGACAATACGATCTGAACGACCCCGAAGACACACTTCGAATGGCCGACGACACCACCAGCAAAGCAAGATTCCTTACCGTAATGCGCGCATTGGGGCAGTACTTTGGACCGTCTCGCCCCACCAACAAACTGTCCGTTGAAACCCTCAAGGGTGACGTGTTCGTAAATCTGTTGTCACAGGATTTGCGTGAACGCCAGTTGCAGGACTACGACACCGCAATTTCGTCGTGGTTGGATGACTACGGCGAGGACGTGTTCGTGTACTTGTCTGGCAAGACGAAAGCGGTCGCTGGCGGCTTGACGGCATCATCAGAGTTCGGCAAGTTTGAACGAGAAAACGAGGGCTTTTTCAAGAAGTACGGTGCCGTTGCAGGGTTCTTCGCCCCTGGTGGCACTGATCTTGATTGGCAGGTCTACACCCGTCAACTCGAAACTGGTGCCCGCGAGCGTTTGACCACGCAGGAAGCGTTGGCCGCAGCGCAACGCTATATCGCCTACAAGAAGTATCGCTCTCTGCAAGAGTTCATCGGCCCGTACCCGAACGGTGAACAACGTGACTATATGGCTCGTTACCGCGAGTACTTGGGCGAACTATACCCAGGTTTCCAGTACGCGGCGTTCGACCCGAACGAGTTGCGTCGCCGTATCGAACAGTTGAAGGTTGCAGCCAATGACCCCGACGTGGCTGATAACAAGGTGGCTGACGCTGCTCGACGCTATTTGCAGGCTCGTGACGCCGTGTACGCCGAAGCACAAAAGGCTGGACTAAAAAATATTGAGAGGGCAAAAGGAGCCGAACAGTTGCGCGGATACCTCCGAGAGTACGCTGATGTTCTGGTTCGAGAGGTGCCAGAGTTTGAACGGTTGTACAATCAGTTGTTACAGCAAGAGGTAGATGAATAATGGCAAAAGACGACAAGAACCAAGAACCGGTCAATCCAGCCGAGGAAGTATTGGGTGCTGCCCCATCTGTGTCAGGTCAAGGCGCTTCTTTTCGTACCGGTATTCCAGCTGGTTATCGTCCCCCGACTGGTCGTTTACCAAAAGCGGTGTTTGACGATAAAGGCAATGAAGTTACCCGCACCTACTATGACCTGACTAATGATCCTGGCGTAATTCTCAATGCCTTGGACCCAGATATTCGCAAACAGGTGCTAAATGGTTTGGCCCAAAAAAATGCTGGCTACAAACCAGGCACTGGTTTCGATGAAAAGGATCGGACAGCTTTTTCTGATTTGCTGTATTACGCCAACATCAACGGCAAACCTTTCCTTGAGGCATACCAAGAGTTCATGCGAACGGTGCCAAATGTGCAGAGGATTACAAAGGCTCCGACTATCCGAGTGTCATCGGAGGATGACGTCAAAGCAGTATTCCGTCGCACGACCCGCGATTTGTTGGGCCGCGATTTGGGTGACGCTGAAGCAACCAAGTTCGCCAAGATGTATCGCAATTTGGAGATTGGCGAAGCACGACGCATGGAAGCCGGTGGTGTGGTTGAGCAGGCTCCAGACGCATCCGTGTTGGCTGAAAAACGGATTGAACAAAAGTTCGGTGTGGAAACTCAGGCTTACCGAGCCATGCAGTTTATGAATATTATGGATGATTCAATCAAGAAGTTGGGCGCATAATGGCCGAAGAAACACAGTACGGTTTGATCGCTGGCGATAACCGCATCAACGAACTTGCCAAGCAAATCAAAACCATAAACGACGCTATCGCCAAGGGAACCTATGTTCCTAAAAATGCTGACGACCCGAACTTCACGGCACCCAATAAGACGGTAAGGGTTCCACAGTTCTCTGACGCATACAACAATTTGATTGCGTTGCGTAATTCGCTAGAATCCGAGCAGGCGAAGATTGCGAAACAACTGGCAACGGTAGCGCAAAACTATAAGCCTCTTGCTGGACCGCAATCAGATGTCACCAAAAAAGAATTGCAGTTGCAGAAAAAATATGCAGCTACCACAACGGCAACCCCAGCCGCCACCACCCCAACTACTACCACGCGCACAACTGCAACGTTTGTTCCGCCAGTACCAATGGGCGTCGTACCCCAACAACCAACTACAGACAAAGCCCCTGACACAACTGAACAAATGGATGGCTCGGGCACTACGCCTGGGTTCAAAACTTCGGTCACTAAACAGCAAGTCACCGATGAGTTGGCAAAACAGGGTTTGGAAAGCACACCAGAAAATCGTGCGATGGTGCGCCAACAACTAGAAACCGGCAAGACGGCAGCACCGGTGTATCAGGCTGGATGGGAAGACTCGGTTCGCCGCGATTATTCGAAGTATTCGTGGATGCTTGACGAACTTGACCGCACTAAATACAAAGATGTGTTTGACCTTCTTGCTGAAGCTGTCAATCCAGAAACGAAAATTACTGATCCAGCCTTGTTCCAGACACGTTTTGAAGGAACCACTTGGTATCGGGAGTTGGCAACACAGCAGATGGGTCGAAAGGTTCGCGCTCAAGTCGGCGCACTTTCTTTTGATTCAGCCAACTACGCCAAACTTTTGAATAGCGCCATGCGGTTCGGTTGGGAAGGCGCAACACTGAAGGCTGAAACATATAGGGAGGTGTTCCGCAGGAACAATGACGGGACATTCGCCAACCCGAACGCCGTAGGTGAAGCCCGAAAGAGTAACGATTATCTGGCAATCCAGACGATTGGCAATGCGTATCTCAGCCCAATGTCAGATGATCGCATCGTGGACACGTTGACTGGCAAAACGACACAGGATGACTTGGTGCGCATCTACCGCGAGAAAGCCAAGGTCAGCAACCCGCATCTTGCTCAGGCCATTGACGCAGGTGTTACCTTGGAAGACATCGCATATGACTACCGCAAATCTGCATCCGAAGTTCTCGGCGTTCCTTTGGCTGGTATCCCATTGACCGAAGATTTCATCGGCACAGCACTCAAGGGTGGGGAACCTGGCAAGCCGCGTTTGATGACAACGAACGAATGGAAATACCAGTTGAAGTCAAACCCCGATTACGGTTATCAGTTCACGGCTAATGCTCGTAAAGAAGTCAACGATATTGTGTCGAATCTTGAGAAAGCGTTTGGGTTTGTGCGATGAGCATAGATGTATTTCCATTTCCAGAAGACGATTTGGCAACAATCCCAGCCAACCAGCCCGTTGTTGATCCTTACGCGGCACGACGCAGTTTCTATACGGCCTCATCAGATGTCATAGTTGAGAACGGTCGACGCATCCAAGTTGTCACCGATATTGACGGAAACGTTACGAGAACCGATTTGGGTCAAGCTGAAACAGCTGGCGGGAATGTCAGCACTTCACCCACGCTTACGCCTGGACGGGAGTTTGACGAAGATGCTTTTGCCCGTCTGGGTTCTTTGCTCGGTCGTATCGGACTGCAAGGGTTGACCGCGAACGTTCGTGAACTTGTTGCCAAGGGCGTCACCGATGGTGATGCCATCTTGTTTGAATTGCGTGGGACAGACGAATACAAAAAGAGGTTTGCCGCCAATGCTGCAAGGACTAATCCAAATCGTCCGGGCGGTCCGCTGCCAGAACTGTCCCCAGCCACCTACGTTGAACTTGAACAGTCCTATAGGGACTTGATGCGATCATCTGGTCTGCCATCTGACTTCTATGACAGCCAATCGGATTTTGACAAGTTCCTTGAGAACGATGTTTCTCCAGCAGAATTGAATACACGTATCCAACAGGGCTTTGTCATGGTTCGTGACGCCGACCCAGAGGTAAAACGACAGATGCAAAGACTTTACGGCGTCGGTGAAACCGGCCTTGCCGCCTACTTTTTGGACCCTGAGCGAGCCACCCCGATACTTACCCGTCAAGCGCAAGCAGCAAAGATTTCTGCCCGCGCCAACGAGCAAGCCGGCTTTGAGTTGTTGTCACAAACCGCCGAAGACCTGGTTGCCCGCGGATATAGCCCCGAGGAAGCACAATCAGCGTTCCAACGCGCAGGCCAGTTGGCTGGTCTTTACAGCGAAATGACAGGCGAACAGATGCTTACCCAAGAACAAAAGGTTGGGGCAGCGTTCGGTTACAACATTGAAGCCCAACAAGAACTGGAACGCCGTCGCGCTCAACGCGTCGGAGAGTTCGCTGGCGGCGGATCATTCGCACGCACCACAGGAGCCACCTCCGGCACCGTTGAAACCGGTGCAGGCATGGCCCAATAGCACCCCCTTGACAAAAGTAGTCATACTGCTACTCTGGTAGTTGTCATATCAGACACAGCCACCAGGAACCTCCAACCTGGTGTGGGTAAAGGAGTGAGCCAATGTCCAATGTCCACGAGTTCGAAGACGACAATGTTGACGAGGCACCGAAAGACCCCGTGCGGGCACGGATGCGTCTACTGGAAAAGGAATCCGCAGAGCTGAAGAAACAGCTTGCGGAAGCCGAAGCAGTCAAACGCGAAATGGCTTTCATCAAAGCAGGAGTCCCAATGGATAATCCTGTTTCGAAGTATTTCGTAAAAGGCTACGACGGTGAAGTAACACCAGAGGCAATCCGGTTAGCAGCGGAGGAAGCGAATCTCATTGCGAAAGCAGCAGAGACGGCGCAAGCCAAATCTGAGGCTGATGCGTGGAGCCGTATTACGAAGGCTCAACGTGCCGGTGAGTCAAGTGATCCTGTGGTCGATTGGTCAACCAAAATCAATCAGGCTCGTAACGAGCAAGAGGTCATGCAGATTTTGGCTCAAGCAAGACAAGAAGCAGAAAACATCTAGCCCACGGGCATAAACCTGTGGGAGAAAGAACCACAGGAAATGTCCAAGACACAACAGAGCAGCCTGCTCACAGACCAGGTTGCATTTGACAGGATTGCGTACTTCGCACTCCGCAGCGAACTTTTGTTCGACGCGGTTGCAGACGTGATGCCAGTCGCACAAGCAATGCCAGGATCATCGGTGAAGTTCACCATTTTCAATGACCTGAGCGAGAAGACCAGCACCTTGACTGAGGACACCGACGTGACCCCAGTTGTCATGGGTGACAGCCAAGTTGAAGTGACGTTGGATGAGTACGGCAATGCCGTGAACACCACCGCCAAGTTGCGTGGCACGTCGTTCCTTGACGTGGATGCGGCAGCCGCAAACCTCGTTGGTTACAACGCCGGTATCAGCATTGACGGAGTTATCCGTGACGTGCTTTCGGCTGGCACCAACGTGATCTACGGCGGTGGCGGAACCACCACCCCAACTGCTCGCAACAACATTGCGGCAGCAGACATCATCGAGGCAAACGACGTTCGCAAGATTGTCGCCGCTCTCCGCAAGGCCAACGCTGTTTCGTTCAACGGCATGTACATGGGTTACATTCACCCCGATGTGAGTTACGACCTTCGCCGTGAAACCGGTGTCGCGTCGTGGCGTGACCCGCACGTGTACAGCGACCCAGCCGGTATCTACAACGGCGAAATCGGAGCCTTCGAAGGTGTGCGTTTCATTGAGACGCCACGTGCGAAGATTTTCGAGAACGCCTCCAACGGCTCAGGCTCGACGGGCACCATTGACGCGTACTGCACCCACATCTGTGGACGTCAGGCACTCGCCAAGGCCCACTCGATCGTGGATGGCAACGGCGCGTTCCCACGCGTTGTGCGCGGTCCAGTGGTCGACGTGCTCCAGCGCTTCCAGCCAGTCGGCTGGTACTGGCTCGGCGGTTACGCACGATTCCGCGAGGCTTCACTGCGTCGCATTGAGTCGGCGTC